AAGCCGTATCGTAACTTTGTATAATACATTGACAGCTTGGTATCGCTTCTTTCTCCCAAGTCTGCCACCATTCTCTTTTTACAATAGAACCACTTTCTGCTGTTGGGTTTTGCATCCATTGTGCGTTCCATTTGCTTATGGGTAGCGAAGCTTTTACAGATAATAATTCTTCTTTTTTCCAAAACTCACTCCATAAAGGCTCTTCAGAGTCGGGCATTATTGCAGGAAACTCAACCACTTCCCATTGGTCTGCATGTGTTTCAGACTGTCTTTTAAGCAATCTACCAGCCAAATCTTTTGTACTCCAACGAGTCATAACCAAAACGATGGTGCCGCCGGGCTGCAATCTTTGGCGTGGTCCACTTGTGTACCACTCCCAAGCTGCATCCATTGCAGTCGGCGACATTGCATCTTGTTCTGAGTGCGGGTCATCAATAATAAGTAAGTCAGCACCACGACCTGTGATTGCGCCACCTACTCCTGAATAGAAAGCTTCTCCGCCATCGTCGGTTGTCCAACGGCCTGCTGACTTGTTATCGCCTGATAAGGTTATGTTTGGAAATATGGTTTGATACTCCTCGCTGTCAATAATGTTACGAACTCTTCTACCAAACCTAACAGCTAACTCAGCCGTGTGAGTTGCTTGTATAATTTTTAAACTTGGATTTAGACCCATCATCCATGCAGGAAAATAAGTAGATGCAAACTCTGACTTTGAGTGTCTGGGTGGCAACATAACCATTAATCTTTTGCATTTGCCTTGTGCTATACGATTAAGTTTTTCTGCTAAAATTTTGTGATGCCTTCCCATAATAAAGCCATC